GCTATTCCAACAGGAGGAATTATGCTTCCTGTTCCAAATAACCTTAGAGATCAATTGGATGCCGACTGGGCACAAGACGCCCAACCAGTGGCAGGTGCAGGAATTGAACAGCTTCTAAAAGATAAGGGAAAAATTAGAGATGCATTTTCTTCAGGTCTTGCTGATGGACTTAAGTCAACTGCCGATGCAGTTAACGCAGGTGTTATTGGAGTTGGAGCACAAATTGCTGCTAACACTATAGGACAAGGTAATGCAGCAGCTGGACTTCAACTTGCAGGACTATCACAGAATCCCTTCCTAACAATGCTATACAAGTCTCCCGCATTTAGATCACATCAATTTGATTGGACATTAGCTCCTAGAAATTACGCCGAGTCAGATGCGTTAAATAATATAATAAATGCATTTAAGTCTAATATGCTTCCATCTCTTGCTACTGGTACTAACGGTATCCTACTAAATTATCCAAATATGGCAGAGGTAGCTATATTTCCTCAGGGATACCTATATAACTTTAAGATGTGCGTTGTTAAATCGCTCGCAGTTAATTTTGCGCCAAATGGCCCATCATTCTTTAAAACTACACATGCTCCTACAGAAGTAAGTCTTAGCGTTACTCTTCAAGAAATCGAATACATGCTTCAAGAAGATATAATAGATTCCGGATTAAGATCAGCTTCACCTTCATATCCACCTTCTATGCCAGGTGGAGGTCAATAATGGCTCAGAAATATTTTAATAAATTTTCAAAGATAGTATACAATGATCAACTTGCTATTGATATAACTAAGAGGGTTAAGATAGTAGATAGTCTCTATAATAACCCATATTTGTTCTACAAGTATGATATATCAGATGGTGAGAGAGCTGATCAACTCTCTAACTACTATTATAATGACCAATACATGACTTGGCTAATATATATCTCGAATAATATAGTAGATCCTTACTATGACTGGTACATGGATGATGATACATTTAATGGTGTGATGCAGAAGAAGTATGGAATAAGCTCATATGTTTTGCAAAATAAGATACATCACTACACTAATAATTGGTACCAGGAACAGAACTTAACCCTAACAGAGTACGCTGCGCTTCAAGAAACACATCATAAGTATTGGCAACCTGTATACGATCAGAATTCTGATAGGGTTCTTAAGTATGTTAGAGTGAAGTCTGACTGGAAAATTAATACCAATTCAGTAATAAAATATAATTGCAATGGAAATAATTTCATTAAAGACGAGATAGTAAAGATAGTCTTTAATAATAATGTAATTCCAGGAAAAGCGCAGGTTGTTTTCTCAAATACGAGTTCTCTCGTCGTTCATCACGTTTCGGGAACTCTCTATACTAGCGAGAGTGTCAGCATAACTGGTTCAAGTCACATCTATGGAATAGATAGCCACTCGAATGTTGTGTTTACTGCAGTTACAAATCTAGTGAATAATATAGAAGTCGGTGAAGAGGTATATTGGGATGCAGTTAGCGTGTATGATTATGAGAGAGAAAAAAATGAGACCAATAAGAGTATCAGAGTCGTTGATAAGAAGTACTCAACACAATTTGCACAGTCTCTAGAAAACTTATTAAAGTAATATGTCAACATATAATCCTGGCGATATCATAACTAATAAGTTAGAAATAACATCCAGCAGGGGATCTTTGGATGTGGCTTCATCATTCGCGAGTCTATCGATATACGAGAGCATATTTACTCCGGGAATGGTGGCAGATCTAGTTCTAATTGATACAGATGATCACCTAGGTCAAATAAAGATAATCGGTGATGAGACTGTAAACATGTCTTTTCAGGTACCCGGGGGAGTGACGGCGAACTATAAGTTTGGAGTTCAAGCCATCGACGGAGTTGGAACAGTTACTTCTTCCCTAAAGTCAAAGCAATATACGCTAAAGTTAGTATCTGAGGAAGCTCTATATGCACAGACATGCGTTATAAAGCATGCGTTTAATACTCAGCACTCTTCAGCTATTAAGACGATTCTTACCGATTATCTAAAGACAAAGAAGCAAATAGAGGTTGAAGAAACTCAAGGTGTTCAGCATATTAAGGTTGCTGGTTATGCTCCATATGATGCTATAAACATGATAAAGCTGAGATCTACATCTACTCAAAATAAGTCTTCAGTATTTGTCTTGTTTGAGACTCGCGGAGAATCAGACCAAATATTTAAATTTTCTACCGTAGAGGGTCTCTTTAAGGGAAGTCCAGTAAAAACTTTTCAGCAGTCTGACGGTTTAAACAGCAATATAGAAAATATAACTCATGATCAATTACTGGCGCTTGAAATACCTACTCAATTCAATACCATAGATAGATTAACGCATAGTGTTACTGATGTAGTGTCATTTGATTTTAGAACTCACACACTTAATAAAAAGAGACTTACTTCGGACTCTGAGAAGTACGCTTCCGGCGGTGACGGTAATCTATTATCTTCCGAATTGAGACAGAAATATGGTAATCCTAAGAATGCAAAAACACTATTCATACCGGAGGATAACTCGGCAAGAGCTAATACTCATATACCTGAGATAGCTCACAATCAAAAGGCATATCTTGGAATATTATTAGAGAGTGCATTGAAGATTAGAACTTATGGCGATTTTGTATTGAAGGCGGGAGCAGTTATTAAATTGGATATTCCAAATAAAGTTAGTACTACTGGAAATAAAGAGAATGACACGTTTCTATCAGGTAATTTTTTAATATCTAGAATACATCATGACATAGGTTTTTTTGGTGAAAATCCGAGATACACATGTGTTGTAGAGTGCATTAAGGGTAATCCGGAGAAAGGCGTATGACCGAAAAGAATTTAGGAAATTCGTTTTCATGGTGGATAGGCGAAGTAGTTAATGTCAAGGATCCTGACGAGTCAGGTAGAGTGCAGGTTCGTCTTTTGAGTGCATATGATGATGAGATGAATATCGCCGACAAAGATCTTCCATGGGCACTTCCTCTACAATCAACCACTTCTGCGGCTCATGGTAAATTAGGAACTGCTCCTGTTGGGTTAGTGAAAGGTTCCAAGATTATTGGTTTTTGGGCAGACAAGGATCAGCAGTATCCAATAATTATGGGAAGTTTTGGTAAATCTGGTGATCCAAAGAGCGGGTCAAATACCGATGGAATTATTGAGATTGATTATAGCTTCGGTAGTATTCCATCTGCAGCTCAAGCATCTGATCCTCACCCATACAATCCATACTCCGCTCTATTCGCTGCTAGATTAGGAATAGCGGCAATCGATGCCGGTGAAAAAATAGTTAATTCTGTATCAAATACACTTGGATCTATAATTACTAAAGATGTTGAGAAGAAGATGAAGGAGCCAAAGACTCCGACTACTGCTTCTGCTGATAAGAATAATAAAGGAGATGTTCTAGATACTGCAAAGAGTGTGGATCCAATGGGTAAAGGTTCTCCACTATCTAATATGACTAAAAGCTACATTACTGTTAGAAATATTATGGTTCTTACTAGTCCAGGTGGATTACAGTCTCTGGCGAGAGCTGTTTTAACTGGATCTCTCTTAAATCTAGCTTCTAGTTTGGGTTTAGGTCCAGTTCTAGACCTAATAGGCACTGCTCTTCAATTCCAGCATCTCATGCAGGCTAATTTAGCCGCTATACTATCACTCGCCCAGATGGATCTATTTAATCACGCGGCTTCAAATGGAGGTAGAGTAGTAACTCGGAAAAAACCTCCAGTTGCTGTACAGACACTTACCAGTAAAAAGCCTCCTTCGCAATTTATCCTAGATTTCCCTCCAGATCTATACGTTAAGCTATATTATTCTATCGATGAAGATCCATATCCAGGTTTCATAACATGGATTGCTCCTGATAATATAGGATTAGTATGGACTAGAAGACTCTCTGATGAGCCAAACTATATCTCTGCAGAGGAAGAAATTGAATTCATTCATACTGATAGAATGACTAATGATATAAACAATGGTATATTGGGTGATTTCATGAGAGGTGTAATTATGCTAGATGCTGGCATAGCAGTTGCAGGAGCTCTCGATAACTTATTGGGTGGTGCTCTAAGTTCCATGGCTGATGCTGGTCTAAGCGCAATATTCGGAGCTGGTGTCTCTCTCAATAGTATTTCTGGATTTGCAAGCAAACTCATTCCAGGCTTAGCACCGCTTATAGGATTAGCAACCGGTGGTCATATTCCAACTTCATTTCTTCAGGCAGGTGCAGTACTAACTGCGATAACTCAATTTACAAAGAATCAAGCTCTCTTATCAGTGAAAAAAAATGCTATGCAAGCAGCTCTAGTCAAGAGTGCAGCTGAAAATGATCAAGACACTAAAGATGCTGCTTTAGCATATGCAAATGCTAAACTAGATTCGAATCCAAATATAAAAGCTGTATCGGTATCTAGTGTTCTTTCTAATGGAGCAAAATACGATTTAAAAGTAACGAGGTTATAAATGGCGACAGATCCAAATAATGTAAAGCACCCAGATTCTACCTTCGAGACAGAGTATCCTTACAATCAGGCTACTATAACTCGCGGAGGTCACGAGATTCATATAAATGATGCTCCAGGAATGGAAAGCTTGCGTATAGCTCATACGCAAGGATCTTACGTCGAAATTGATAGGACTGGAAGATTTGTTCAGGCAGTTGTTGGAAAAACATACAACTATCATGCTGATGGAGTATCAACTACCGTAGATGGGCACAATGATACCAAGGTGGGTGGAACTCAGAGAACTAATGTCGATGGCAGCGCAACCCAAGAAATAAAAGGAAACCAATATCAGGGAGCCGGCGGGATTATGATAAGTGGATCTGGCGATTCTGAATTGCAACATGTTTCAGGTGATAAATTTACAACAATTAATGGCAACATCACTACAGAGCATACTGGAAATACATCTCATAGTATAGTCGGCGACTATGTATTGTCTGTTAAAGGTCAGCATTACAAGATGCTTAATGGAGAATATGGAATTCATAGTCAGAAGGGTAATATAGACATAAAGTTGGATGCAGGTAGATTTAGATTATTTGATCAAGGCCCTATACTAATAGAGAGTACTACTTTAATGACTCTAAAGGTAGGTACTTCAATGATAATAATAGATCCAACTGGAGTTACAATAAAAGCTCCAACTGTTAAATTTATAAGAGGTTAGTATGGCATTTGCTCATAGAAATTTAGATCTAAGATCTTGCGGCGCTACTACTATCGCTTTAGGTCAAAATTATGTAACCATTGATGGTCAATTTTGGGCAGTTGCAGGAGACGCGTGCAGCCATGGTAATGGACAACTAATTCCGCAGCAAAACTTTATTAGTATAGATGGTAAATATGTAATAGGTGTGGGAGATCACTCTAGTCCGGACAGCTCAAGTCATAATGATCCAGTAGCTACAGGTTCCGGCCTTTTTGTTGATATTTTGGGTTAAATTCTAGCATAGAGAAGACAAAAATGGCAAGAGCTGATAATATTACGCAACTCAGTACCAATGTGGAGCAATATAGTGATTTCTTAAATAATTTTGATAGGCATCCTCTAACTGGAACTCTGGGAAAAACTACTAATGAGGCTGCAGTTAGGCAGTCCATTAAGAATCTAATTTTTACCATGCGAGGCGAGCGACTTTTTCAACCGCTTGTCGGTGGAGACATCACTCGCTATCTATTTGAGCCTCTCACCCAATTGACTGCATACAATATCTCAAATAGTATTAGAGATACTATAAAGTATAATGAAAAGAGAGCTAATCTAATAAATGTGGCAGTGTATCCTACTGCAGATCAGAATTCAGTCATAGTAAACGTTGTATTTTCTCTAATAAATAGTAATGAACCAATAACATTAGATGTAGTTCTAAGAAGAGTAAGATAAATGGCAAATAGCTCTATAAGTTTAACTTCCCTAGATTTTGACACTCTTAAGGACAATCTTAAGACTTATTTGAAATCTCAGTCTGTATTTAAAGACTATAATTTTGAGGGATCAAATATCAATGTTCTATTAGATGTTCTATCTTACAATACATATTTAAATAGCTTTTATCTGAATATGGCGCTCTCGGAATCTTTTCTGGATACAGCCCAGTTGAGAGATTCAGTAGTATCTCATGCCAAGGAAATAAATTATACTCCTTCTTCTATGAAATCTCCAGAAGCTCAACTAGACTTAATATTTGTTGTAAATGGAATAACCGGCAGTTTTGAGATTCCCAAGGGAACTCAATTTACTGGAGTTAACTCTAATGGAAGCTTTGTATACACTACTGACAAGAACTTAGTTACTACATCTACGACAGATACCTTCAGTTTTGGCGATGTTCCAATATATGAAGGCATATTTTTAAATGATACATTTATTATGGATTACAGTATAGAAAATCAAAGATTCTTAATTACTGATGAGAATGTAGATATTGATAGCTTGACTATTTCAGTTTATGAGAATAATAATATAACACCGACTACGTTTAGCGTAGTTAAGAACATCTATAACTTGACTCCGACATCAACTGTGTGCTTCATACAAGCCAATGGAACTGGCTATGAAGTTATTTTTGGTGATGGCGTATTCGGTAAGAGGCCACTCAATTCTTCCAGAATTACAGTGAATTATAGATCTACTCAAGGAACAAATGGCGGTGGAATTACCAATTTTTATCTAGATAGAGATCTTGGAATCTTTAACGGTGGAACAGCTAAAGCTACTATTATAACTCCCTATCCATCTACTGCCGGTGCAAATACGGAGAGTATAGAGTCTATTAGATTTAGAGCTCCAAGATCATATCAAGCTCAAGATAGAGCTGTAACTACGAACGACTATATAACTCTCATCTTAGATAATTTTAAGGATATCAAGGATGTTGCAGTGTATGGAGGAGAAGAGTCGGGAGCTACTGGAACACTTAGATATGGCACTGTAATAATATCTCCGACTACTTATTCCGGAGCTCCACTTTCTAACCAAAGAAAGAGCGACGTTATATCATATCTTAATAGTAAGAAGATGATCAATATAAAAAACGAAATAATTGATCCCGGATACATATATGTCTTGCTAGATATCAACGCAGACATTAATTACAATAATACTACAAATAGTCCTGCAGAAATTATAACCAGGATTAAGAATGCTATAAAGACATTTAATACTACATATCTACAGAGATTTGACACTGCCTTGAGAATATCAAAATTATCGACTGCTATTAATAATACAGATACGAGCATAATAAGCAATCAAATAGTAGCTCACATATACAAGCCATTTCAGCCTACTCTAGGAGTTAATCAGGCAATTCAGGTTAATATGAGTAATCCTCTACAACCTGGAACAATAACTAGTAGTCGCTTTGTTGTAAATGACGGCATGATTTATGAATTTACAGACTATAATCCAAATGTTAAAAGCTTTGAAAGAACAGCTGATTTGGAAAATTATATCGTATTAAATAAGAATCCAGTCATCTATATTAAAGAAATTACAAATAATAATTCTTCAGTGTATACAGCCGTTGGTTCAATAGACTATACAACTGGGATTATATCGATTAGAAATATTAATATCATAAAATTTATTGATAGTGTAGGAATTGAAATAAGAGCTAAGCCTCTTAATACGGATATCTATGCTAATTTCAATAATATAGTTGAAATAGAAGAGGGAAGCATAAACATTAAGGCTATTCCAATAAAATGATAGAAAAATTTATATCACCATTTATTGAGTCTCAGTTTCCAGCTTTCTATAGGGAAGAGGGTCAGAATTTTATAGCATTCGTTAAGTCATATTACGAATGGCTTGAATTGCCTGAAAACGCTATAGGTCAATCTAGATCACTCATAGATAGCGGCGACCTAGATAATACCATGACTAAGTATATTTCTTATTTTAAGAAAAAATACATCAACAATATTCCCGAAAATATTGCGGCTAATAAAAGATTTTTGATAAAGCACATAGTAGAGTTATATAAGTCAAAGGGAACCAAAGAATCATATAATCTTCTCTTTAGACTCCTATTCAATGAAGATATCGATGTCTACATTCCAGGTGAAGATGTATTAAAGCCATCTTCTGCTAAGTATGTAATTCCAAAGTATATTGAAATTTCCAGTCATCCATACCTACAACAATTGGTTGGAAAGATAATTTATTCTAGCGGAAATGCATCTGCAGTAGTTGAAAGCTATTCTGAGAAGAAAGTTCAAGGTAAAACTATTAATGTTCTCTATCTTTCCAATCTTGAGGGAAACTTTAAATTCGGGGATAGAATTTATTCACCCGGAACTATTGAATTTGATAGTAATTCTCCTAATATTTTTGGATCCCTCTCGGCCATTAGCATATTAAATGGAGCTTCTGGATATAATATTGGTGATGAGTTAAGGGTTTATGGTAAGGGAAGTGAGGCTATTGCCAGAGTTAATTCTATAAAGAAAACTTCAGGATTAGCTAATTTTATTCTAATTAATGGGGGTTATGGATTTAGTACCAACGCGCAAATAACTGTTACACCTGCGCATGGGAATGTTACCGTATCATATACTGGATCTGACGGCGATCTCACTACTCGCATAGGTGATACGGTATATGAGCGTACTACTGGGGCTAATGGCACTATAGTATTTGCAAATACATCTACTATTTTAATTGGATCAAATAATGGAATATTTCAATCAGGCCATATAATAACAACGAATAATGTTAATTTCCCATCTTCTATAAATGCGACGATATCATCAGTTAGCGTATTGACTTATGGATCAGGTGCAACTTTTGCAATTGGAGATATTGTAGATAGACAAGTTGTGACAGTTTTTAGAGATATCATAGAAAATTCAAAGGATGAGAGGCTTGAGAATGCAACTGCAGGATTTACGCTAGTATTTGACACCGCAAGCGGTTCATTTACGAATGAGAACGTCACTTCATCAACAAACGTTATGGCTCTAGATGTCAGATATATGAGTGGTGCAGTTACGAATAATGAGATTCTATCAAATAATACAATTGGCGTAACAGACCTAAGAGTTTATAACTCTGACAAAAATATGCTAAACATTACTGGAACAGATGCTGCCATGGAAATAGCAAACTTGGTTCCTGGAATTATACTAAGTAGTAGTATAACTGGATCAACCATAATGGTCTTAAATAAGCACGATAAAGTTACAATTACTGGAAATGCTACTGTTAATACCGCTGGTTCGACAGCCAGTAATCTGGAAGTATATCAGCAAAATAGAGATGTTGATACTATAGGCTACTTTATTCCAGGATCTATAATAACTGGTACAACATCTGGAACTACTGCTAATGTAGTGTCAGTATATAGAAAAACTGACTTTAGTCAATCTGGAGCGCTATTTAACGCTGGAGCATCTATTAAAGTGAACTTAGACAGTAAAATGGCAGAGGTATTTAATTCAAAGACATTTACTATAGGTACTATATCATATCTCAAGAATATCAATCAAGGATCTGGATATACGTATCCTCCTACTGTGGAAATAGTGGAACCAGATATATACAATCTAAGAATACCAAATGGAATAGGCGGTTATTGGGGAGCAGATGCTGTAATTAAAACTACTGCGGGATCATCAAATGGTACAGTTACTTCTCTGAATATAATAGACTCTGGTTTTGGCTATGAAGATAAAGAATATATCTACCTTACTGGCCTTAGTAGTTCAGGAGCTAGTGTCGCTGGAGTTACTGTAGTGGATTTGACCGGTTTAGGAAGTGGCTATTATGAAGATAATAAGGGATTTGTAAGTGGGTCTAGTAAAATTCAAGATAGCGAGTATTATCAGGATTTCTCATACGAAATAATAGCTCCAAGAATGCTAGAAACATATAAGGCATTAGTTAAAGACTTAGTCCATCCAAGTGGAATAGCTTTATATGGTAAATTTTCTGTAAGAAGTTATCTCATAGAAGAGGATTCTCAACCGGTGTATTTTAATATCCAAAGCTTATAATACGCCTTTCATTACTAATAAATATAAGAAACAACGCTAGGTAGGTCCATGGCAGTATTAACTATTCACCATTATCTTGATATTATTAATTCGTTTGTTAATAACATAACGTCTTCTTATAATTCATATTATTTGTATTTTGGAAAGCAGCATGCGTGGCTAGATGGTAGTGGAAATGAAACAACTGTTGCTACTACTGCTGCAGCCTCCATATCCCAGCATGAGTCACAACTTTATAAAGATATGGCTTTTGGAAAGCTACTTCAACCGCAAAATGTAGCTTTCATGATTCCAAGAATTAATTGGACTTCCGGTGATGTATATGATTTTTATGACCAAGATGACGGAGATCTTTATAATAAAAATTTCTATGTCATGACAAATAACTATGAAGTGTATAAGTGTATTGACAATAACTATGGGGCTAAATCTGTCGTAAAGCCATCTCTAAAATCTACTAGTGGAACATTCGGTACTTCTGATGGTTATATTTGGAAATATATGTATACGCTCGACACAGCAGCAAATGCAGCGTTTACTACTATATCTTATATACCTGTTAATGTTGACGCAGATGTAACTGAAAATGCCGTTGGTGGAACTATCGACACTATTAGAATGACTAATAGAGGAAATAGCTATCATACATTTTATTCAGGATACTTGATATCAACTATCAATGATTATAATGTAGTTATCGATAGGGGTGCTTCTCCTATTAATGGATATTACACTGGATCTTCAATTTATTTGAAGTCGGGTTTTGGATCTGGGCAAATTAGAAAAATTAAGACATATGACGGGACAAATAGAATCGTAACAGTAGATTCTCCATTTGAAGTCTATACTACAATGCAACTTAAAGATATTAGTGGAACATTTAATTCCGGTGCTACACTAACTCAAAATGTCGACGTTATTTCATATCTTTACAAGCAGGGAATATTTCATGTTGGCGACAATGTTATTCAATCAGATTCGGGAGCTAATGGCACTATCATAGTTTCAAATGACTTGCAAATAAAGGTAGTTAGAAATAGTGGTGGCACCACATTTAATATTCTAAACCCATATCCTATTGTAGACACTCAGCAAGCTGGGACATTGAAGGCCGGTAATATAAGAGTTTCTCCGTTTACTGCTCTAGCAATATCATCTAATACTGGTGCATTTACTGTCGGTGAAAAGATATATCAGAGCAATGGAACTTCTAATACCGCAAATGGATTTGTATTTAGCGCCACAAGCTCAAAGATACTCCTAACGAATACTGCTGGATCTTGGGTTTCAACTTATCAAACGAAGGGAATAACTTCAAATTCTAATGCTGTTATAACTGCAGTTACTTCTGATAATACAGGAAATACGTATGTATTCGCTAATACTGGAACAAGCTTTGTATCTGAATATGCAGTTGGATCTTATATAAGATTCGGAGCAGATGCTAATAATAATGTTAGAAGGGTAGTGACAGTTAATAGCTCTGTTATATCTGTCGATGTTCCATTCAATAATTCTGCCATATCAAATGTTCACTATAGTATTCCATATGCTCTTAGACCAGATTCAATCTCTATCACCAGCGGAAATGGATACATCTCAAATACGAATTTAAATGGATCGATAATAGCATTTAGTAATCAGTCAATACTCGGTTTGAGCTATATTACCGGCGAAAAGATAACGATGGTTGACATTTCCAATACCAGTCAGACTGTTACCGGCATAGTATCTTTTGCTAATAATACGAATATGGTAGTAAGTGACATAGTTGGATCAGGATTTGTTGGTGGAGTTACAAATACATCGATAGATCTCGGTTACTCCTCAATTGCTGGTTCATTCACAGTAGGAGATATTGTTGCCGAT